GTATGTTAGATATCAATACTGGCAGTACTAATAAATTTACGTCTGGCGGAGATACACATATCAAAGCAGCCAACACTGCAATTGACGGCGGAAATATCAACTTTAACTCAGGAATTGCGTCAGCGGCTGCAACCGCAGCAGCTCTGGCTACACACAGTATTAAAGACGTTGAAGAAGATGCGGAAGCAGAAGTGTTATCATATAAACTTGCTGACACTCCCATTACAAGTATTTTAAAACGTATACCAACACATGAGCCATGGCCACATCATGAAAATTTAGATCCGTTGGCTGTAAAATTTGAAAAGACTGATCGTGAAGTTGCCGCGGCAATTCCAGAACCAGAGTGGTACAAAAAGTATACTACTATTACAGATACGTTTGCTAAAATTGCAGGTGAAGAGGAAGAACCACCAGAAGAAGAGGAAGAATTTTAAATGAGCTCAAGTTCTAATTTATACAATAAAATAGTGCTATCCGCACCTAAACAAGAAAGTCCTTTACCGCCTAAAACGTACAAAGGATTCAGCTCAATTAGCCCAGATAGCGAAAACTTTAACCTATTTGACCTACAGTTAATTCGTCAGGATTTAATCAATCACTTTCACGTAAGACAAGGTGAAAGACTGATGAATCCTAGGTTTGGAACAATCATATGGGATGTGTTATTTGAGCCTTTAACTGAAGAATTAAAGCAATTGATCACAGCAAATGTTACAGACATAGTTAACTTTGATCCTCGTATTGTAGCCGATAATGTTGTTGTTAGCCAGTATGAAAGCGGTATTCAAATAGAATGTCAGCTGACATACCTGCCTTACAACGTGGCGCAGGGCATGAGATTGAGATTTGATCAAGAAAACGGCCTGCTGGCTGAATAACTACCCTGATAATTTTAACCAATAAATACAAGATATAGGATAAATCATGAGTGCAACAGATAGACAAAATAGACTTCTTGTAGCAGAAGACTGGAAGAAAATTTACCAAACCTTCCGCAATGCAGACTTTCAAAGCTATGACTTTGAGAATCTGCGTCGCACTATGATCAATTATATCCGTCAGAATTACCCTGAAGATTTTAACGATTACATTGAGTCTAGCGAATACCTTGCCCTAATTGACCTTATTGCGTTCTTGGGCCAAAGCATAGCTTTCCGCGTTGACTTAAATGCCCGTGAAAACTTCCTAGAACTAGCAGAACGCCGCGAATCAGTACTACGTCTAGCACGTATGTTAAGCTATAATGCCAAGCGAAATGTGCCAGCTAACGGTCTATTAAAGTTTACCACAGTACAAACAACACAAAATATCATTGACGGCAATGGCCGCAATATTGCAAATCAAGCAATCGTATGGAATGACCCTGCTAACCCTAGCTGGTATGACCAATTTATCCGTGTGATAAATGCCGCTATTCCTGCAACTAGACAGTTTGGCAACCCTGACGACAAGGCAACAATCTACGGTATTTCTACAGAACAGTACAGATTCCAAGCTGTTAACTCTGATGTTCCAGTATACAGCTTTACAAAAACTATTGACGGTCGTTCAATGAACTTTGAAATCGTTAGTACAGTTTTTAACGGGCAAGATTACATCTACGAAGAAGCACCTAAGGTAGGTAACAGACTGGCATTTTTATATAGAGATGACGGCAAAGGCGCGGCTAGCGCAGGTTCTGGATTCTTTTTACATTTCCGTCAAGGAACATTAAACACTGGTGCATTTGGTATAACTCAACCAAGTAACAACGAGTCAGTAGATATTGATGCAACTAATATTAATAATGATGATGTGTGGTTGTATCGCTTAGATAAAGACGGAGTTGAAAGAGAAGAGTGGGATAAAGTTCCTAGCTTTGAAGGCAACAACATTATCTATAATAGCTTAAAGAAAAATATTAGAAACATCTATGGTGTGGTTACACGAGCAGGTGATAGAGTTAGTCTAGTATTCAGCGATGGAACGTTTGGTAACTTACCACTTGGAACATTCCGTGCATACTACAGAACTAGCAACGGAATTTCTTACACTATCAATCCTAAAGACATGCGTGGTATTAACATATCAGTGCCGTATGTGTCTAATATTGGCCAATTGGAAACTCTAAGTATCACTATGAGCCTTAGCTCAGGTGTTAGCAATGCAGCTCCTGCTGAATCTAATACCAGCATTAAAATCAAAGCTCCACAAAACTACTATACTCAAAACCGTATGATTACAGGTGAGGACTATAATATTAGTCCCTTGTCTTCTAGTCAAGAAGTTGCAAAGATTAAAGCAGTTAATAGATCCAGCAGCGGTATTAGTAGATACTTTGACCTAGTAGATCCTACAGGAAAATATAGTTCAACTAATTTGTTTGCTGATGACGGTGTAGTATATCAAGAAGAATTTGTTGATAAAATTAGATTTAGCTATGCTAACAAAACTGACATAGAAGGTATCATTTATAACGATATTTTTGATATTATCAAAAAAGCCAGTTTAAGAAATTACTATTATAATCGCTACGTTAAGTTGGCAGCGTCTAGCTTAAACATCAGTTGGTTTAATGTTACTAGTGACACAGGAATGAGTACTGGTTATATTGGCGATGCAGATTTAAAAACTACCTATAAAGTAGGACAGTTTACAGCAACAGATTTAAAGTATGTTGAAGTAGGCAGCTTGATTAAATTTATTGCACCTGCAGGATTTTACTTTGATACCACAGACGGTAACAAACTAAAGCAAGGTACAGCGACAGCTTACGGATCAACAACTTACATTTGGTCTGAAATTGTTTCAGTTAGCGGTGACGGCACAGCCAACGGCACTGGAGTGTTAAGTACTGGGCTCGGGCCAATTGCAATCAACGAAGTAATCCCCGGTGATAACAATATAGCTCCACTGATTAATCAAATTATTCCTAAGTGGCGCACAGTTATTGACAGTAGTGTTGTAACTTCTATGATAGATTTGATATTTGCTAACAAGCCATTTGGCCTACGTTATGACACATCAACTAAGTCATGGCAAATTATTTTTGAAAGCAACCTTGACAGTAAAACTCCTTTTAGTTTAGGTAAGCAAGGTGATGTATCAAATCAGCAACTAGACTCAAGTTGGTTACTATTGTTTACTACAGACAACGAATTTTATACTGTAACTAGTAGAGAGTTGCGTTATATCTTTGAAAGCGATGAACAAATTCGTTTCTACTTTGACAGCACTAACAAAATCTATGATAGCAAGTCAAACGCTATTGTTAAAGATAACATTAAAGTGTTGAGTATTAATCGCTTACCTGGCGCAACGCAAGCATACACTAACGATCAATCATGGGACATCGTTTCAGAGTTCCGTGGTGTTGACGGATATGTAGATACTAAAAAGATATTAGTAACGTTTGCAGACCCAGACGACAACGGTGCAGTAGACGATCCTGACACATTCCTTAACATTGTTGGACCAACGACAGGTAATCCGTTGACCAAGTACATTGTTCTTGAAAGATATGACGTTGCACAAGGCCAACAAGATTATCGTTATATTGACAATTCTTCAGAGATAGTAAAAATACTAAACAGTGAAGAAGATATCGTAACCTACTTAGATTATACCAATGGTCAATACTTCTATTTTATAGATACTGGACTAGTTAAAAAACTTAACTTGGCTACAGCAACTCTAGTCAGCAGTTTAGATTATAAAGTGTTTTTAGGCAGAGACAAATTAAAATTCCAATACATTCATAATGCAGATTACGAATCGAGAATTGATCCTGGTTCAAGTAACATTATAGATGTGTTCATCTTGTCAAAGACCTATGACACACAATTTAGACAGTTCTTAAATGGCAGCAGAAAATCTGCTCCGTTACCACCTAGCAGTGATACATTGTATACTACTTTAGCTCCATCGCTAAACGCAATTAAATCTATCAGCGATGAAATCATTTATCATCCTGTAAGATACAAGGTATTGTTTGGATCTTCTGCAACGGCTGAAGTACAGGCAACTTTTAAAGCAGTAAAGAATGCCAAACAAGTTGTATCCGATAATGATATTAAGGCACAAATACTAACAGCTATAAATCAATTCTTTGTTTTAGAGAATTGGGATTTTGGCGACACTTTCTATTTTAGCGAACTAGCAACCTATGTTATGAACCAACTAGCACCTAACATTACAAACTTTGTAATTGTCCCTAAGGCTAACGGTTTAAACTTTGGTAGCTTATTTGAGATAAAAGCAAACACCGACGAACTGTTTATTAATGGAGCAACAGTTGATGATATAGAAGTAATTTCTGGAATCACTGCAAGTACTATTAAAGCAACCAGTGCAACTTCTGTTAGCAGTAATGTTGTTTCACAACAAACAATCACAAGTAATTAAGAGAAAAGAATGGCAGATAAAACTAACCCAACTGACGGCGGAATTTCAAATTTCCTTCCACGTTTTTACAGAACTGAAGCCAATAAAAAGTTCTTACAGGCAACTATTGAGCAATTGGTTAAACCTGGCACGGTCAGAAAAATCAACGGGTATATTGGTAGAAAGAACGCCAAGGCAGCAGTCGGCGATGATATATTTGTAGCATCGCCAACTGTTGACAGACAAAATTATCAACTAGAGCCTAGTCTAACAATAGACGATGCATTAGGTAATACTACATTCTTTAAAGATTATCAAGACTATATTAATCAACTAGGCGTGTTTGGCGCCAACGTTAAGAATCACAGTAGATTAAACGAGCAAGAATTCTATAGTTGGGATCCGCACATTGACTGGGACAAGTTTGTAAACTTCCAGCAGTACTACTGGTTGCCTTACGGCCCTGATCCAATTACTATCTATGGTCAACAAAAGAAGATCA